ATCGGTCTGCTGATAGCTCGGGAACGCGGTCAGCGAGAGCTCGAAGATCTCGATGTCGAGCAGGGTCCGGATCGTCGTCGCGCCGTCCTTCGTCCAGGCATCCTTCAGCATCTTGAACCCGAACGACGCGCCGGTGACATCGCCGCGGCGCACGAGCTCGAGGGCGTCGCGGCCGGCTTGCGTCGGCGCCGGGTCGAGCGTGAACGCCAGGCCGCGCGTGTCCCTCGAGAGCGTCAACGTCCGCGGCGTGCGGCCGAGCACCGCGGCCGGATCGTGGTTGTAGAGCGCCACGACATCAGCCGCCAGGGCACGCGTGAGCGCCTCCGGCTTGATGATTTCGACAAATCCGCCGAGGTCGCGGCTGCGCACGTCGGTCACGATCGCGTGGCCTGTGATGCGGCTCTGGTCGGCGCGGAGCTCGACGACGGCGCGGCGTTCGAGGTCAGGCGATTGTGGGCTCACGGGGCGCTCCTACGGGTTGCAGCGCGCTGTTGACGCGGTAGACATCGCCATCGGCGATCGGGTTCAGGCCGAGCGCGCGACGGCAATCGTTCTGCGACAGATAGCCGCTGTTGATGCCGGCCTGCAGCGACGTGTTGAGCGCGGCCAGGTCGTTGCGCGCGAGCGCCGAGCGGTCGAACTGCACCGTGTAGGCGCCGAACTGCCGCACGGTGAGCACGTCGCGGCGGAGCGCCTCTTCCCAACATTCGAACAGCGGATCGAGCGTCGACGTGATGTAGGTCCGTTCGCCGCTTTCCATGTTGCTGTAGTTGGTCGACTCCGTGATGCCCGCTTTCCACGGAGGAATTCTGAACGCGCCGCAAATCGCGGTCGCGAGCGCCTTCATCGTCTCGGCCATCTGCGCGGCGTCGTTGTCGACGCTCGTGTTCTTGAATTCCAACCCGCCCGTGAGAATCGCCAGGTGATGCGCGTTCGGCGCGCCCGCGTACTTCGACTGCCATTGCTCGCGGAGCGATTGCTGCTGCGCCGGGGTGAGCTTCGCGGCCGTCGACAAGACGCCTTTGGGCTGCGCGCCGTTCGAGAAAAACCGTCCGACATACTCTTGCAGCGCGAGCGCGGTCCCGATGATTTCGCGGCAGCGCCCGATCGGCGACTCGTGCGTGAGCTCGAAGATCGGCGGCTGCGATGCGTCGAAGGTCCACGTCTGCATCGTCCCTTCGGTGTTGGCCGGCCCGCCCGCGCTCCACGTCCCATCGGCGTTGTAACCGCTGAACCGCCCGTGGCCGGTGTAGGTCCACCGCTTGCGGAGCTGCGCGTCCCGGTCCACCCACATGCGCGCGGCGTCGAGCGGCCAGAGCGCGGTCACGCGGCCATCGACGCGGATGATTTCGGCGAACGCGCGGCCGTAGACCAAGAGTTGCCATTGGAGGAACCGCTTGACGTCGTAGGCGGTCTGCTCGGGATTGCTCAAATCGTGCAGGATTTCGTAGAGCGGATGATCGACGGCGTCGGTCCAGGTGTCCGGCGCCGTCTGTTGTCGCAGCTTGATCGGCGTGCGTGCCACGTCCTGGCTCAGAACCTGGCAGCACGCGAACACACTCGGGACCGACAACGCGGCGTGCGGCGACACGATTGCGCCGCTCGCGGTCGGCCCGCTCTGAAACAACGCGAGCGTTTCGGGCGACGGCGCCGCCAGCGACGTGCGGCGCTCGAGCCAGCGCGTGAGTCTGTTCCCCATAATCGGCGCCGTCGCCCTTTCTCTCGTCAGTCTTTCGCGGCGCGGCTCGCCGTGGCCGCCGTGACGATCTTGCTGATGCGCACGACCGCGAGCGGGTTCGGCACAATCAGATCGGCGCGCAGAATCGCGCGGAGCTCGGATTGGTCGGTGTTGAACAGCCGCGAGCGGTCGAGCAGGATCGTCGTGTCCTGCCGGAACACCGCGACGATCTGCGACGCGTCGAACACGTACGCGGAGCTCTCGCCCGTGCCCTCGTTGGTGGCGAGCTGCGAGCTCAGATACACCGGCACGCCGTAGATCGCGCGCTGCACGCCCTGGCTGCCGCTGCCGGCGGAATCCTGCAGCAAGGGTTTGTTGTTCGCCGCGGTCCCTTCCTTGAGCTTCAGCAACGTGCCCCACGTACGCGGATGCATCACGATCGCGGTCGCCTTCGCGTTGTTCGCCTCGAGCGTCGTGATCGCGTTGGCGAACACGTCCAGGTTGGCCGGCGCCGCGGCGAGCGTCGCATCGTTCGTGATGCCCACGACGTTCTTGAGCCCGCGAATCTCCGGCGGCACGCCGCTGCCCTCGAAGCAGCCGAGGTCGAACTTGAGCGCCAGCGCCCGCGCGGTTTGCATCTCGAGCAACGCGACCACATCGGGATTGCTATCCGCGATGAGCTCGTTGCTGATGGTCTGCAGGCTGGCGAGCTTGCGCGGCGTCGCGATGAGGTCGGTGTAGCCAGGGTCACTCGCCGCGATCGGCGCCGCTTCCGCCGTCCACGCCGCGGTCGGGTCGCTGTCGATGCGCGGAATGTGCAACGCGTCGCGCGTCGTCGTCATCCGGCGAATCCCGGCGCGCAGCATCACGCTCTCGGCGGCCAGGCGGTCGATGAACGTCGACGCCCATTCCGCGGGGGCAATGACGGCGCCGGCGCCGCCGCTCTCGCCGAGCGCCCTCAATTCGAGCCCGAAAAGCCCGCTCTTCTTCTTCGCCTCGGGTTGCGGCCGCTGACTCTCGGGCACGAAGGCGCGCTGTTCGGTGCGCTGCTCGATCGCGCGCTGCAAGCCGAGAATGGCGTCGCGCTCGCGCACCTGGCCGTCATAGCTGCGCTGTTCACTCGCGAGCAACGCATCGCGCTGCGCGGCCGTCGCGGCGTCGAGCACCGTTTGTGCGGCCGTCGTCCGCAATTCAATCTGCGTGCGGAACGCGGTCAGCACGTCGTCGCCGAAGGCGGCCCGCGTCGCCGCGAGCGTCGTCAGGTCCGCGATCGGAATCGGGGTCGTCGCGGCAATCAGTTCTGCAATCTCCATCGGTCTACCTCGTCACTGCAAAAATTTCCTAGGCTAGGAATCCTTTCCCAACGCTAGGAAACCTTTCCCAATCTCCCGGCCGGTGACCGTCAGAGACCTATCGGCTGGCTCGAAGAACCATCAGCCGCTCAATGCAATCGTTCCGTCGGCATCGGCGCGCCCGACCAGGGCGCAATCCGGCGCGACACTTCCGCGAGCATGTCCGCGTACTGCGCGTGCTGCCGCGTGTCCGGGTCGTCGGTCAGCGCCGCGATCATCAACTTGCTCGCGAGCCGCAGCAGCGCCGCGACCGTGAAGTAGCGCGCCGTGATCGCCCACTCCGGCGGCATCGGAATCCGGTGTAGGCCGGTGAGGATCGCGCCTTCGAGCGACTCGAGCAGCGCGGCGCATTCCTGCTGCTCGGTCGCGACCAGGTTCGTATCGTCCATCGCTCACGCCTCCAAAAAGAGAATCTCGGGATCGGCCGGCGCCGCCTCGGGGTGCGCCAGGAGCTCGCCGAGCGCCAACAACAACGCGTCGAGCCCGTCGACCTTGTTCGGGCTGTTCGCCGTCGCCTTCTTCGGCAACAGGCTGCCGTCTGTGCGGCGGTCGACGACCGCGTTGCTCGCGTTCCACGTCAAGCAACTGTTCCCGTCGTGGCGGAACCGGCCGTGACGGACGCGCGCCTCGAGCTCGCGCGCCGGCACCGTGTAGTACTTCGCGCTCTTGCCCTGCAGCACGACGGGGAGCCCGTCCTGCAGCAACACGCTCGCGAGATACTGGCCGCCGAACTGCTCGATCGCGATGTGCTGCACGTCGAACCGCTCGACGAGCCGCCGGATGTGCGCTTCGACGACGGTGAGATCCGTCATGGCGCCCTCGGTGGGCGTCAACACGCCGGCCGTTACCCACGCCCGATACGCCGGCACGGCGCGGCTGCGCTCGTCGACGACATCGCGCGGCAGGAAGAACGCGGGGAACGCGTACAAAATGCCGTCGCGCTCGAACACGGCGACGACCGCGGTGAGGTCGTCCCGCTCGGCGCCGTCGTAGCCGACGGAACACGGTTCGCCCTCGAAGGCGTCGATCGTGAGCGTCGGGTCCGCGCAGGCGTTCCACGCGTCCATCGGCAGCCAGGCGCTCGCGCTCGACAACCAGAGGTTGAGCCGCTTGGTCTTGAATTCCCCCGCGCTGTCGTCGGAGTACTGCGCCTTCTGCGCGTAGGCGCGCATCTCGTCGAGCCGCGGCGTAATCCCCAACCCCGGATTGGCTTTCGGCCACAGCTGCTCGTCGGTCCACTCGTCGCCCTCGTCGAGCGTGAACACCAGGCCGAAGAACGAATCCGCGGTGAAGATCTGCGCCAGCACCTTGAGCAGAAACGTCCGCTGCTCGAAGGCGACGCCGAGCATGTTGTACCCGGCCGTCGTGATCGACAGCGACAAGGGATTGGTCCGCGAGCCGCGCGCCGAGTAGAGCACGTCGAACAGGCCGCGGTCCTTGTGCGCGTGGAGCTCGTCGATCGTGTACGCGTGCGGGTTCAACCCGTCCTGGCTCGAACTCTTGCTGTTGATCGGTTGCAGGCTGCCGCTGTTGGTGTCGCACGTAATCGCGTTCGCGAAGACGGTCAGCCCGAACTCTTCGCGCAGCGCCGGCAGCCGCTGCACCATCTTCTTGGCGACAAGGAACACCGCGTCCGTCTGGCTGCGCGTCGTCGCCGCGATCTTGATCTGCGGGCCGTTCTCGCCTTCGTGCAGGAAGCAGTAGAGCATGACGATGGCGGCAAGCACGCTCTTACCGTTCTTCCGCGCGACTTCGATGTACGCGTCGGTGAACCGGCGGCGCCGCCGATCGGCGCGCACGCGCCACCCGAAGAGCGTCGTCAACAGCCAGACCTGCCACGGTTGGAGCTCGAGCGTCACCGAGCGCCATCGGCCCTCGACGTGCGGCATCGTCTCCGCGAACGCGCAGATCGCGATCGCGTGCGCGTCACTCCACACATACGGCGACGTGACACGTAGGCGATCGCGGTCCTGCCGCTCGACGGCCTGGCGCACGGCCTGACAGGCGACGACGCGGCCGGCGCGCACGTCTCGCGCGTACGTGGCCGCGATCGCGAGGTAGTCCCGCGACGAGGAAACACCTCGGGCACCCACGGT